CCAACCAAATCCTTTTTCTTGAACTGCTGAACCCACAGTGTAATAGTGTTGAACTCTAATACCACCAGATGTAGCTGCACCAGCTCCTGTTTCATTAGATGGCATTGTAATTGTTATTGTTTCTGTTGTAGGAACAGATGTCACCATAAATTTTTTATTATCAAAATCACTAGCTCCAAAGTTAGATCCTGTAATTGTAGTAAAATTATCTAACAATATAATATCTTGTGGATTAATGTTGTGACCAGTTGAGAAAGTTATTGTAACAGTTGGTGATCCATTAACTGTGCTAAATGCACTTGTAAGCGTTGTTGTGGATTTAATAGGGTGTATGTCATAAAATACACCACCTGAATATGCATATAAAATTCTGTTTGTGCCAATAATAGCGTATCTTCTACCTAAACTATTTACAAAATGATGAAGACCACGTCCTGCACCCGTTAATTCATTCTCATTTTGTGTGCCTAATTGATTCCAGCCACCTATTTTTTCAGGTGATCCATATCTAAATCTTACATTATCACAGTCTATCCACTGACTTTCTGCCGTGGTTTGTGATATTTGTTTATTTATACCTGGTGCAAAGCCTATTTTCTGAAGCATAATTTACCACTATATAAGATTTTTTTTATTTAAACAATCAGGGATTTTAATAAAAAGAACACCAACCTGTTACAATATACTTGTGTTCTTTAGGGGCTTTTATTCCAATATGAGTATGTGTCCAAAAAGCTGGCCAAATTAATAATGTTCCTTCTTTCGGTTCTGCAGTAAAATTTTGTTGAGGAAATTTAGTGCCACCTCCTTTTTTAATATCATTACAATAAAACATCCAGGCTATTATTCTATGTGGATACTCTAAACAATGTTCGCAGTGTTCTTTTTTAAAAAATTGATTAGGTTTATATTTTTGGTAATTACAAAAATCTATTTTCCAACGCCCAGCTTGATCTAACAAATAATAATTAATTTTAATATATTCATTAAATTCTTTCATAAAATCATCAAACCACTCTTCGTATTGAGGCACTATTTCTAATCCAGTATAAAAATCTTTAATACCTTCACTTGCACTAGGAACTAATTTTTCTGTATTTAATCTTTTAATTATATTTTTACAGTGTTTTTTCTTTATTGCGTTTTTTTTTACAAATATGTAATTAGACATTTTTATTTTTAAACCAAGAAGGTAACCCTATATGTTTTCTATTATCAAATATATTATTAAGAGCTCCTTTAGTTTTAGAATTATTGTAATGTAAAAAAACTTGAACACAATCTTTTCCATCAAATTTTTCTCTCCAATGTTCTAATTCACAACCTCTATAAACTAACATGTCTCCAGATTCTAAATTTACTTTAATTTGTTTTTTAGAATTTTTTAAAAAAATAGGCCACGGGTCTCCTCCTAAATTCATAGTTGTAGAAATTTCACAGCTAAATCTATCTCTATGTTTTTTTAATTCATCATTGTTTTTGTAAATTCTAGCGTAAGAGTAAGAAGGATAAAGTTTTAATTTAGTTGTCTTTTCCATAATAGGTTGACATTTAATTAATAATGTTTCCATAGCAATGTCCGCATAATGTGAATAAGTGTTAGGGACTTGCGGATCACTCCATATACCATAATCATTTGTATACGGAGATATATATTTTGTATTAAACAAAGTTTGTGCAACTTGTCTTTTTGTATGAAAATAATTATATAAAAAAACACTTAAATTTTTATCAATAGCTTTTTTAATAACTACGTATTTATCTTTTTTAAAATTAGTTTTCATTGTTTAATATTTGTTTTGGAAAAGCTTGTAGTGTAAAATGAATAAATCTAAAAGGATGTTTTCCATGATCCACTGTAAATTCATGTTCTAAATATCCAGGAAAAAAAACTAAAGCTCCAGGAACTGGTTTAAAGTTTACTAAATCTTCTCCTCCATTTGAAATAGAATCTTCTAACATAGGTAATTTAGTAGCTCTTGCTCCAGTTCTAGGGTCATGAAAAATAGTATAAGATGTTTCTTTACTACATTTTAAAAAATAAAAACCACACACATGTTGGTTCCAATGTATATGTGCTGAATGATGTCCACCGCCATTTTTAGAAAATTCTTGAACCCACATTTCGGTCATTGCTAAAAAGTGGTTGTTCATATTAAATCCTTGTTCAATTAAAAATTCATGTGATCTTTTACCAATATAATTTCTAAAGTCTAAAAATTCATTATTGTTAATTAATTGAGTTGAATGATGAGAAGTTCCAAAATCTTTATTTTTTTTTATATCTGTTTTTTCTTTTTTTCTAGTATCTTTTATATATTTATTAGAAGCTTTATCTAAAGATTTTAAAAATTCAATCTTATGTTCATGCCATATAGGAGTTGTAAATAATTTATTTTTATTCATTTTATTTAAATGGTTTTCCTATATTCCACATTACTAAAGAATATCTTGTTCCTTCTGTTACTGGTTTTACTCTATGCCATACAAATGAAGGAAAGATTATAATAGATCCTTTAGGTAAAATTTCTTTTGCTTTAATAACATGTTTATCTTCGTCTCTCATTGGTGGGTCATAGTTTCTACAATCAAATTCTAATTCACCACCTTTATATTCTGAACCATCGGTTAATTGACAAGTTACTGAAAGTTTTCTAATTTTATTGTGTTTATTTAAATCATTAGGAAAATTATAAGGTTTTTCAAAACTATCACAGTGCCAATCATAATATTGATTTAATTTGTATTTAGTAAATTGACATGTTTCAGAAAAATCCCAATCAAAATTCCAACCTGCATTTTTATTAGCGTCCATGATATAAGGATGTATTTCTTTATATATCCACAAATCGTCTAACCATACAATGTCAGAATGTCGTTTTACTTTCATGTGTTTAATCTCTTCTTTACTTAATTTTTCTTTACTAAAACCCCCTGTTCTAGCAAGAGATTCTTTTTTTGAAATACCGTATTTAATAATATCATCACATATTTTGTGAGGTAAAGCAGATTTAAAACACCAATAATAATTTTGTAAATTCATATAATTTATATATATTCATATGTTGTAGTTAAAATAAAATTAATTTGGTCAGATTTATTTTTTGAAATGTGATATTTTTGAGTAGCGGGAAACATTATAAAATAATTATTTTTTAAAGACTGTATCCATTGTCTACCTTTTCTTCTATTGTCATCATATTCAATTACAACATCACAAGAATTTTCTCCAACATTTACTCCATACAACATTACAAAATCAGCAGAATTATATAAATCAACAGGGTTAACTTCTAGTTTTGGTTCAGACATATCTCTTGGTGGATATATGTCTCCAGTTGTATTTTTTGGTACTAATTTAAAACCATAATTTAAATTAATAAAATCTGACATATAAGTGTTTAATTTATCTAATTCTCTTGAAGCAGGAAATGTTTTAATATCTTGTCTTGTATTATATTTTATAAGACCATTAAAAATAGTCTCTCGATCTATTTCAAAATATTCAGGCATTTTTACATCTCCAGAATATATTGCTATTTCTGACAATAATTTCTTTCTCATATTATTTATAGTATATATATTTTTTTAAAAAAATAAACCTTTAAAATTAAAGTATTAACTATTCTTCTTTTGGTGATCTTTTATTCCAAACTTGATTTGTTTCATCCCATTCATAATATACAAAATTACTTGTTTCTGTTTCAGTTATTTCTGGATGATTACCAATTGGGGATTCCCAAAGTGCTGTTGTAGTATTTTTTACCCAAGATGGATAAGGTTGTTCTGCCCAAAATATTTCATTTTCTGAATCCCAAGTATATCCAATACCCGCATAATTACCTCTAAACGGAGTTCCTCCATTACTGTGCGTATTATGAGCTGTATTATAAGAAGTTTGAATCCACAAATGAGCTGGCCAATTATTATGTTTCTCTAACCATTGTTGACCTAAAGATTCAGTTTCAACATTATCTTCATTAAGTAACACACTGTCAGTTAATGTTACAACAGTTAACACTATATTAGATTCTGATATTTTTGCAAAATGTGCCATAACTTATACCGATAGTTTGTAAGCTATCATTACAACTCCACTTCCACCTGCTCCAGAAACTCCTGGTCCGGCTCCTGCATTAGAACATCCACCTCCGCCTCCACCTGAATTAGCTTTTCCATCTGTTTTAGCAGCACATGAAGGACTACTTGCTCTGTTTATTCCTCCGGCTCCACCGTAAATACCAGAGTCAGGACCAGTTGGTCCAAATCCACTTGCTTGAGAAGCAGTTGAAAAACTTTGAGCACCATTGTTTGCGCCACCGCCGGCTGCATAAAATCCAGGTGCAATTGCATAAAAAGGTTGTGGGGCAGATCCAAAAATTGGAAAATGTGAATCTCTTCCAACTCCTCCTTGACTTGAGCTAGGAGAAGGTTGTCCGGCTCCGCCAGCACCTCCGCCACCGCCTTGATTATTCCAAGTTAAAGGATTGTTACGAGTAGAATTTCCACCAGCATTTCCTTGAGAGGGACTTACGGGAGGAGTATTTCCTGCTCCACCAGCGTATCCTCCTGGATTTCCTCCGCCGCCTCCGCCTGAGCCTCCTGAAGTTCCAGATGTAGCTCCACTAAATATTGCACCCTTACCTCCACCAGTAGATGTAATTGATAAGGCCACTGAATCTCCTCCATTTGAACCATTACCAGTTGATCCTCCAGGATTTCCTCCTGCGCCTACTGTGACTGGATAACCTGTTGCAGATGCAGCAACTAAACTTGAATCAACAGAAGTTCTATAACCTCCGCCTCCGCCAGCGCCTCCGGAGCCTCCCGCTCCTCCAGCAACTACCATATAATCTAAACCATCAGCTGCGGGATCAGAAGATAATGAGTTAACTGTAAATGTTCCTGGGCCTGTAAAAATGTGAATTTTATAATTACCAACTTCTGTAATAGTATTTCCACCTGTTGCGCAAATACTACAAAACTTTACTCCACCTGAACCAAAACCTAAAACTTGATAACCAAAACCTCTAGTCTTTGGTCTAGTTGATTTAGGTTTTTTTTCTAGAAAGGTTCCTAGTTTAAAGTCTTTCATATTTAAATTCCTTATGCGTCGTTAGCTGCATCAGTAGTAAAGAATAATTTAATACCTAAAACTCTAGATTCTCCTGTAAATGTATCACTACCATCTGCTGCGTCTCTAAAAAATTGAAAGTAAGATTGCTCGCCTGCTGCAGGAGTGCCTGCAACTGTTACTGCACCACTTTCACTTGAAATTTGTTGGTCTTCGACAGTTCCAATACCAGCATCTGTAACATTTACAGCTGTTCCATATGCAACATCAATAGTGTCACCGTCTGCACATGCAACGCCTTGCAAACCAAATATACAGTTACCTGTATTAGTTGTGCTAGGAGACCAGTAAACTTGATAAGTTACTGTTCCTTCATTCCATGATTTTGGCATTGCTATTGTAAATTGAGTATATTGTTTTGTACTAGCATCAAAATCAAATACATTTAAATCTGGTCTTGTAGCTGTTGTTTCTACTAAAGCAGTATCTGCTGGATTAGTTGTTGGCCCATACATTGCAGTAGCTGGTACCCATATAGTTTCTTTTCCTGCTATTTTAACTGCAGCAACTGTTCCACCACCATCTTCAGCTTGAATAACTCCAGTTCCTTTTGTTTTTAATTGTAGACCTATATTTGTGTCATCACCTGATGCTTGAATAGTAGGATTATTTCCTGTTGCTGCATTAGCTAATGTAATTTCATTAACTGCAGAAGACGTAGCTGTAAGTAAAGCTAATTGAAGTCCATTTGTATCTAAAATTGAAGTTCCTATTTTAGGACTAGTTAAAGTTTTGTTTGTTAAAGTTTGTGCTCCAGTAAGAGTTACATCACCATCACCAAAACCTAAAGTATAAATATCAGGGTTAGTTCCATCGTTTGCTGTAGCAAACACAAGTTGATCACCTTTATCTGTTGCACTAAAAGTAAATGTATCTCCAGATCCTGAAGTGTATTTAAATTGTACTGTGTAAGCACCTGATGTTGAATTTCTTAAAAAATAAAATGTTTGAACATCTAAAGGTATTGTTACAATTTGATTACCAGTTATTGTACCTGTAAACTCAATCATTCTGTGAGACATAACTGCACCAGTTGATCCATCAGAAACTGATAAAGCTGTAGTTTGTGCACCACCTGCAATTGATTGTGCAGAAAATCCACCTGAAATTTGTTCTATGATTTGTAAGTTTGTATTAGTCTTAGTTCCCCATGTTCCGGCGTTTTCACCAGTTGCTTGAAGTTCTATCCCTAGTCCCGTATATGTTGATGCCATTTTTTATCTCCTATGCAGCGTCACTATAGCTTGTATTTGATCCAGTTGCAACATTTGTATATGATGAATTTGACCCTGTGTCAACGTTTGAATATGCTTGAATTCCGAACCCTGAAGCAGTGCCAAAAGCAGCTACAGCAGTAGTTATTTCTTGACCTAATAATCCTACACTTATATCGGCAACTGTTGTAGATCCAAC